CCCAACAACCAAAGAGATAACGACTTATGTAGAATACTTTGACAATAAACTGCAAAGACGCCGTGCTATGAAGGCGTTGGATGAATATAATAAATCTCTGGGGGATAAATTACCAGCTACAGTCAAAGCTACAAAACCCATATTAGGTACAAGGGATGATTATACACGGCCCAATGCACGACTCGACACAGGTATCGCCGCAAGCATTATGAAGATTTTAAAAGCAACTAAAGCCCCTAAAGAAACACAGGAGGCTATTGCAAAAGTTGTTTTGTCTAACATGCCAGAGCGTTCATTTTTAAAAGGCTACATAGGCCGGGGAGATGTAAGAGGTTTCCTTGGAGATATTACACCTACAGGCATGGCAGAACAAAATTATGACTTGCTACAACAACTAGAACGTGCAGGTAGAGATTATTCCAGACAAAAAGTGCAGATGAAATATGGCGCAAAACTACGCGAATTTGATAAAAAACTACTAGATGATTTTAACTACAAGACTTTGGATGACGATACAAAATTACTACGTGATAGGTTGTTAAGGATATCCAGTTTTGCAAGTTCACCTAACATACCACAGTGGTCTAGGATGCTGACCAGTGCAGGTTTTGGCTTTACAATGGGCTTTAACATATCGTCAGCATCTCTAACATTTTTTGATGTATTTATGAGTGCGTCACCATACCTGTCTAGTAGATATGGTAGAAATAATATGTACAAGGCTTACGCCCAAGCAATCCGCATTTTACATGCTGGAGGTAAAGAAAGAACTGTAAAGACCTTTGGTGCTAAAGGTGATGAAGATGCAATTATCAGTGCGGGTCCATTGGGCCAATCTGCGTCTAATGTAAATTATGATGGTAAAAAACCAGAAGGTTTTACCAGCTATGAGTTTGAAGTTCTTCCCACGGCGGTAGAGGTGGGTGACAGAAACGCTGTATTCAACCAGACAATTACACAAGAAATGTTAGAGATGGGAGACGATCCTTTCTTTAAAAAAGGTGACGTTGCTTTTGAAGTTCTTGGTGTGAAAATACCTGTGCCTAGAGTGGAAGGTACATTAGGTTTTGCTAATAGATGGTCCAGCTTCTTATTTCATCATAGCGAACGGTTTAATCGTGAAGTGGTGTACATAGCTTCTTATCTATTACAACTGCAGAAGATACAGGAAACTCAAAATAGAAAACCCACAAAAGAAGAGATGGTGCAGGCCGCATATGACGCTGTAGATGTAACACAACTTACGCTAGGTTCTACTGCGGCTGGGGGCAGGCCCACTATTGCGCAGAACCCATTTGGTAATGTGGCCTTTCTTTTTAAAAGATTTGCCATTAGCAAATACTTTTTGATGACACGTATGGCTAATGACATAATAAAATCATACCCAGATACGCCGGAGGGTAAGCAAGCTAAAACCATAGCCCGTAAACAACTTACACGGTTTCTAATAACCACAGGAGCACTTGCTGGTGTAGCTGGCATGCCGATGATGGGCATGATATCACTTATGTATGACATGTTTACAGGTGATGAAGAAGACGATTTTGATAGTATGGCGCGTAAAGTGTTGGGTGAAGGTGTGTATGGTGGTGCACTAAACGCCATGTTTGATGTTGAGATGTCTAGCCGTATATCAATGAACAGTCTGCTATATCGCCCACCGATTATAGATAAGGACCAAAACAGTATAGCAACTCTAATAGAACAGCTAGGTGGTCCTGTAGTTGGACAATATTTAAACACAGAACGAGGTAGAAAACTATTTAACGAAGGTGAAATATATAGAGGGCTTGAAGCTATATCACCTGCGTTTTTAAGGTCTTTGTTACGTTCTGGCAGGTTCTCGGTCTATGGCGCAGAGACCCGTAGGGGTGACGAAATAGTTGATACTGGTGTATATAATAATGCCATGCAAGCCATAGGCTATGCACCTGCAGATTACATAAAAGTTTTAGAGATAAACAAAAACGAAAGACGCAAAGACCAAACGCTAACCGATAAACGTAAGAAATTACTGCGTAGGTATAACATGGCCCTTACAGAAGGTGCGTTTGACGAAATACCTGAGATTATGAAAGATATTGTAAAATACAACAGAAACCTACCACCAAGTGCCAGAGGACAGAAGCTTATATTCTTTGATAGTTTAAAGAGGTCAAGGCGTTCATTTGTTCGCACGACACAACGTATGCGGGGTGGTATGGAGTTCAAACCGTTTATGTTAGACAGCCTTGAAGAGTACGATCAAGGATTAAATTTATTTGAATAAAAATAGCCCCCACCGAAGTGAGGGCCAGTAACAGGGAGGAGAACAACAGGTAGTGTGAACCATGTTGTTAGCCACTATATATCATAGCAATCTCCACATGCGAACCCCCCACATACCATTTTCTATGCATACGTGCATAGTTGTCTCATATTGTTTCATCTGGGCCACACGTTTTAGTTGTTTTCTAGCTTTTTCTGTATTTATGCAGGGTATAAACACTGAAGCACCGACTACAAACTTATCCCACTTCACGATAATTTTTACACCATCAGGGTCTAAGTCATCAAGTCTCAGTGGTATCATTTAACCCTTCCATCTTAACAACTATACAGTATTGAGCGGGTAGGCGTAAACTGGTGCCTGTTGTCAAACGAACATTTTTGGTGGTGGCCCCCATTTCATCTTTCAACATCTTTACTGTAGAGCCATAATTTAGAAACTGATCTACCAGATAATTTTTAAATTCTTTTGTAGGTATGGAGAGAAGTTCTGTATCTGTTTCATACCTTCCAACAATTTTTGTACGTGGATTTTGTTCTGGAACTACCATGCTCGCGACTTCATCACGTGCGTCTTCTGTACTTTTTATCTTTAATATATTACCCCAATGCGCCCCAGCAAACTCTGCTATTATATTTGATACGTTAGGTGTAATTCCCTGCACTTCTTCCTTAGCCCGAATAAGTTCACTAACCACCCACTTAAAAAGTTTTTTATAGTCGTAGTCTACTATACCTAGTTTATTTGCCACGGCACAGGCAGTTATTGTGCAAGCGCATCCAGAAGACCAAAATCTATTTACAGGGGATAAATCTGCTGCTTTGTCTAGTCTAGCTTTAACCCCTTTATATATGTTTTCTATCTCCGCGCGGTTTTTTATAATGTGCTGTACATATTCTACCGTAAAATTGCAGTAATTCGCCTGTACATCTTTAAATAAATTAGCTGTCTTTTCTATAGAAAAGTTTTCCTCTTGCCGCATTTGGTTAAAACGGTCTTTAGTAATATATTTCTCTACGTTAAACTCTAATACGCGTTGCATCTGTGCTTCGGGGTTACCACGTTCTTTTTGCATAAACTCCCAGAAACTTATGTTTCCTGTAGACAAACCTGTTTGTCTCCAAGGCGCACCCCTGTAACGCTCTTCGTTACCACTACTCTTTAACCTGTTACGCTGTTTACCTTCTGCCTGTGTATAACAGAACTTAGAAACATCTTTGGGTGTCATTTCTGTTTGTTCGTCTGCGTTGCAAGATATGTTTTTTAAGCGCTCTGATCTGTTCTGCCTAGAGTACAGAGTGTCGTTTGATCCTACGCACATACCCACAGGGTCGCCCCATATACCTGTATTGGCATATAATGCCGTAGTTTTACCCACGCCAGACCCACCGTTAAGATGCGCTAAAAAACTGAACAACCCTGTAAACGCCATAAGAGGAGAGGCAAAACCCATGCAAATAGAGAATTGGTGCAACTCAAGACCGTCCCTATTAAAAAACCCCATGATTTCTTTTTGACGTTCTGCACTACCTTTAGGCTGCATATACTCTATAAAAGAAGACGTTTTACCCGATGGTGGGTTATACTTCACTTCGTTTTCTAGTATTAACCTGTCACCCCAAACAAATGCATCCATTTTTTCATCATCTGTCCACCCAAACTGGGTGTATGCAATATCGGCTGCACCCGTTTGCTGTAACTCATTTACCCATGCCTGTATGTATTTCATAATCCTACCTAAATCATCTCCGTAAGCCGTTATACCTTTTACCGATAACGCTTTCCTTAACTCCTCGCGTGAAGTCAGTGAAAGCATTGGCACACTAAACCTTCTAATCCCATCTTTAGGTAAATGCAGCGCAAACGATATCACTTCACCTAATTCTGGATCGTCTGATCTATGCGTAACATAAAAATCATTTAGGTATATAAGTTCTTCTTTGGGATTACCTTCTTCATCTTTAGTACGCATGTATACGCCACCGTTTTTACCGCGTATATATGGCGCTGGATAGTCTGGCACGTTGGCTTTGGGTTCAGCTTCTTCTACTATTTTTGTGAGTTGTGCTGGAGTTGTTACAGTTAACGCATTAGGACAACCCTCACAGCCGTTGGGATTATGTAAAGCAAAGGTACTACAGTATTGCGGTCCCCCTGTGTCCATCATTTTTCTAATCGTTTCATCAAAACTGTAATCTGGATGGTGCTTTGACATGATCTCTGCTGCTTTTTCTGCGTCTTTGCATACTTTGGCAATAGATAGACCTGCTCTCCACTGGTCATAAGATACAGTAGCTTGGTTCTCTATAATATATTGTATTTGTTGGCAGCCCTGTCCGTTTTTGGTTTTTTCTAGCAACCTTTTAAAACTACCAGTGCTTTGTTGGTTGATGGCATCACGATAAGCACTCGGCGCAAACCTATTAGGCGTTGGAATTGCACCGCCAATACGATCTTCAAACTCAGAAAACTCTATAGGTTTTGCAAGGTAGCCACCTAACAATGATACAGGTTTAGGCTCATCACCTTTATAGTTATGTGTGTTAGGTACGCGTAATATACTAGCTGCGTCAGATGTGCGTGACGGGTCAGCAGGAAAGTTTTGTTTGGCGCATAACTGCTTGAGGCTTTCCGCAACTGGATACCACGTAGCCTCATCAACGGCGGTAGTTAAAGGCCAATACACATGTAACCCATTACCAGAGTTTATTATAGTTGGTCTGGGTAATCTGTTATTCTTACAAAACCAGTTTAGTTTTTTTAAAGCTTCACTTTGAGAAGTAAATTCTTTTGACGGTCCACAATCCAAGTCAAAGAAGAAAGACTTTACTCCTTGGACGTTTATTTGCTTGCGGTTAATTGGTTCTATGAAGGTGCTTAAAGCGAAGAAAACATTGTATTCTGAGGCGTCAAAATTGTTGGATTGCTCTATTGCCTCATCCAATGTTTCATAAAAGTTGTTTTTTACATAATCCCTTTTGATTATGGTTATGCAGTAATACCCTTCGTCACTCAACACAGAACCCAAAAAATCTTGGGTGTTCATTTTTCTCATCCACTGTTAGAAAATTTGCGCGGCCTTGTTAGACCGCGCTGTTATAATTAGTCGTCCCAATCGCCAAGAATATCATCCAAGGAACTGTTATTAGAACCGCCAGATGCAGCTTTCTTATTTGTAGTCTTAATTGGTTCTGGCTCTGGTTCAGAGACTTCTTCTTTCTGTGGCATATCTACTATATTGCTAGAAAACATGCTTTCTTCATTGTGAACATAGCCACCATCAACAACATCGAACATGCTACGAATAGTACGATCTGCAAGCTGCACAACCTGCAACTGACGTAAGCGAAGTGACACGCTCGGCTCGTTAGACATATATTTATAGGGGTAAAATGTTACACCTACGTTTACAATGCTGCCTGTAGTAAGCTGAAAATCATCCGTCATAGGATTGTTTCTCGAATCAACTTGTAAAGGCTTGCGTGTAACTGATCCGTTGTACTGGCCTTTTAGTGTACACTTGACGGTGCGTGTACCATCATCGTGTTTTGTCATTGGGTTGGACGGTGCATCAGGCCAACCTTTTTGTTTGTCTTCCTTATAAGCGGTTACCATAGCTATGTATAAGTTCTTAGCTGTGGCGCTATCCATCTTCAATTCGATAGAGTATTCAGCATTTGGTGCCATCGGATCACAAGGCACACTTTGGTTAAGTTTCTTATCAAAGTGATAAGTTCTATCCAACTTGGGCCATAGTGCTTCTGCACCCATTATCTTATACGCGTCTGCCATATTATTCTCCTATATATCTTTGTCGAGATTTAAATCCATCTCATACTGTGTGTTATCGTGCGATGTATATCGCACGGGTGGTGGGCTGGCCTTCTCCAACAACGCATTAGACACAGCCTGTTTATCAAAACGATATACGTTGTTGATCTTTAAATAAGTATTGTCAGGGATATGACCCTGACGTATCCAACCTCTAAGGGTAGATACTCCTACCGATAAGTGGTTAGCTAGTTCTTCTATTGGAACGAGAGGTGCCGTCATTACTTCTTCCTAACTGATATGACATATTCACTGTCAATATTTAAGCCTTCGGGTTTTAACTCAGGGTTCTCTTCTAAAAACTGCCTAATGTTTGTTTGGTTCAATCTCTTGTCAAACAACTCAGGCACAGCGTGTTCAATCACAAACTTGTGCATGGCATCCCAATCACTTGTCCAATATTTAATGCGCTGTGACCGAAAGAATAACCCCTCATCAGTTCTCACGCTTTCAACCTTGTTGTTTCTT